CGCATGAAAAAGTCTTATAAGAAAGCCGATTGGTATAAAGACCGTTGCGATGAAATCTTTAAATTAATGAAGTGGGAAAACCATAAAGACCACGTTGGCTTTGATTGGGCTAAAGAGAATATTTATTTAGATGATATTGCAAAGTTACAAGGTAATTGTAAAATGAGTCTTATGGATGAATTAGAGAATGTCGGTGGAATTGTTCTTAAGGAGGTTTGATTATGAGTTGGCAAGATGTATTAAAAAGAAAAGGAAAGCAAAAGAGACAAAGAAAAGCATTGGCTGAAGCAAATGCTCAATTAAATACGCTTGATGATTTTTATGCAGCAAGGGAAAATGCAAGACAGGCTCTATATAACACTACAAAGGGGCAAAGACAGAAACTTCTTAGATTGATTGAAGATGACCTCAAGAAAAAGCGTGATGGTAAAATAATAACAGATGAGCGTTTAATAAACGAAAAGACTAATCCTTCTACTACATTTACAGAAGAAGAAAACTTTGGCCATAGATTAAAATTTGGTCAACATAGAGGATTACGACTACCAGATAATTTAATAAAACTATTGGCTAAAACTATTTATTTTAGAGACTTTGCTTCTTTCTTTATGAATCGTGCATATACTAGCAAAAAGACAAACGTATATGGGAATCGAAAATATAGTTACCTTGACCGTAAAGTAATGTTACGTGACATATATCAAAAACAATTTTGGCCAGCGTTCAATGAATGGATGAAAAGTCTTACTGATGAACAGAAACAAAAAATGTCTGAATGGAATAAAAAATCTGCTGAAGAAGAAAGAAAAAGATATGAGGCCGAAGCACCCGAAAGAGAAAAGAAAGCCCGCTATGAGGCTAAAAAGGAAGCAAAGCGAGCAAAAAGAGAAGCCCAACAAGCAAAAAGAGAAGAAAGAAAAAAATTAAGAGAGGGCTTAAAAGGAAGAAAACCTCAAGGTGCAGGTGGTAAATCTAAATCAGAAAGAAGTCGGGAGCATGGCCGACACAGTTCTCGACAATTTAAAAAATTATAGTGATATTTATGAATAAACTAGGAAACCACGATTTTATGTATTGTGGCATTTGTTACTTTGAAGGAGAAAAACCATTCAGTTTCTGCGACTTATGCTGGATTGCTCATGGAAAACCAAAGGGGATGAAAGAATGAATTGGAAAACCATTATGAAGAAGGATAAAAAAGATATGCGAGTAGGTCGTGTATATCCTTCAGATAGAGCAGGAAAAAAGATTATGATGCTTACTCACGAAGGAAAAAAGATTCATGCAGGTGCTAAAGGATATGGCAATTACAAAGGCAAAGGTAAGAATAGAGGCGGTGGAACTCATACAAATAAAAAACGTCGTGCTAATTTTAAATCAAGACACAATTGCCAACAATGTAAAGGAAGAATTACAACACCTAAATGTTTAGCCTGTAAAAAATTGTGGTGATATTATGAAGTGGGAAGAAGTATTGAAAAAGAAAAAGAAAAGAAAATCAACTGTTAATCAAGCAGGTAATTATACTAAACCTGCTATGCGTAAAAGAATCTTCAATAGAATAAAAGCAGGAACTAAAGGCGGTGCAGCAGGTCAATGGTCTGCAAGAAAAGCACAAATGCTAGCACAAGCGTATAAACGGGCAGGTGGTGGCTATCGCAATTAATTGGTGGAGTATTCTAAAAGCCAAAACAAAAAGGCAAAGAGATTTATCTACTTGGACTGATGAAGATTGGGGAAGTGCTGAACAACATAGAGCCAAAGATAAAGGAAAGAAACCTAAATCTAAAACTAAGGGAAGATATATGCCAAGAGCAACTTATCAAAGAACAGATAAAAAAACTTTAAGGTATCAAGACGCAAAGAAGAGAAAAGGTCGCAAAAAAGGTATTCAGCATGTTCCAACAGGAAAGAAGTTCAGTCAAAAGTGATTATTATGTGGCAACAAATCCTAAAGAAAGATATGTCTTACTGCGTTTGTAGTGGGCCAAATAAAACTAAGGGATTTACTTGTAAAGCACATTGTCGAAGTAAAGAAATGAAAAAGGCTGACCCGAAAAAAGGAACGGGTAGAAAACCAAAAGGTTCTGCTAGAAGATTATACACAGATGAAAACCCAAAAGATACTGTTCCAGTTAAATTCAAAACTGCTCAAGACGTAAGAGATACATTTGCAAGTTCAGCATTCAAATCTAAATCACATCAAAGACAATCACAAATAATTAATTTAGTTGAACAAAGATTGCGAGCAGCAGTTAAAAACGCAAAAGACCCAGATACAAAGAAAAGATTAAATGCTGCACATAAAGTAGCATTAGCAAGAAAAGAATCCAGTAAAAGAAAAACAAAAAGCCGAAGAAGAAGCGCATTTACAAGGTGATTAAAATGAAATGGAAAGAAGTATTGAAAAGCAATTGTGGCACACATAAAACAGATGAAAAGATGCTATATGGTGGGCAAAAGAGGTTAGATAAAGATAAGGATGGTAAAATCACAGAAAAGGATTTTGCTATGCTTAGAAGAGAAAGAGTAAAGAAAAACATTGAAGAAGAAATTCTTGAAGAAGTAGAAGATGAAGGCGGTGCTTTAGGAATGAAGAACCTAAAAGATATTGCTGACAAAAAGAAACTCAAAGAAACTCTTTCCTCTATGGAAGATAGAAAGATTATTTATGAACATGAAGATGGTGATTTCTATACTCACAAGCCAAAGAGAGAACAGAAAAAGAAAGGTGATTAAGTGGATTGGCAAATTATTCTAAAAGAATTGCTTTGTCCTTTAGCAACAAAAAGCGTCTACTTAAATACTAAAAATAGAGACGAAGCAATAAAAAATAAAAACGTTAAATATGGGCCACTAAATGTAGATGAACCTGCTGATTATTGGGAAAAGATAGCAGAACATTGGAATACAACAGAAGAGGCTGCTAAGAAATCAAAATGTTCAAACTGTATTGCCTTTGATATTAGCCCTAGAATGAAAAAGTGTATGCCATTAGAAGGTGATTTAGGTTATTGTTGGATGCATCACTTTAAATGTCATAAAGATAGAAGTTGCTATACTTGGGCAAAAGGTGGCCCAATTAGCAAAGATGAAGTATCTAAGAAGAATCAAATGAAAAGCGAAAGCAAAAAGGCTTAATAAGGGTATCTATTATAGTCGAATATAGGGGGCGTAGCGTATGGTGGAACAGAAAAGAAGATTCTCCATTACTAATCTATTTAGGCGTTCTACTCCCAAACCTGCCGATAGACAAATTTTTAACATCGGTATTCAAGAAAGAAGAAATCAACAGATGATGACCGCACCAATCATTTATTCGATGGTGCAACAATCTGTTATCGTAAGAACCTGTATTACTCAATTAAAGCAAGAAATCTTTAGAAGAGGATATGTTTGGGAAAAGTCTTATGAAGCACTTTGTAAAAATTGTGGTAAAAAACACCAAAAGCCAGTTATGGAATGTTCTCGATGCGGTTCAGAAGATTTAAGAATTCCAGACCCAAAACAATTAGAATACATTGAAAAGTTCTTAGATAGATACGTCAATAAATCTGAACAGTTATTTATTGATGTTCTTAGGGAACTTGAAGATGATTTAAATACAATGGATGATGCATACATTGTAATGGTAAAAGAGTATTTTATTGACGGTAATGGTAAAATACGAATGCATCGAGTAAAAGAATTATACAGGGGCGACCCTGTAACTATGTATATTTATGCTGATGAAAATGGCGTAAGAGGAACAAAGGGTTTCACTTGCGTAAATCATCGTGATATTATTGCTACCGAACCACATGAAACTTGTGAAGTTTGTGGCAGTAATTTATTTCCTATTCATTATGTAAATAGAGTTGGAGGCGAGGACCAATACTTTTTAGAAGGAGAAGTGCTTCATTTTAGTAAATATAGTCCATCTCGTCTTTACGGATTATCTCCTATTTTAACTCTTTATAACCATATTATGACTTTGATTGCTATGGAGAATTACGTCAATTCATCCTATACAAAGAGTAGAATGCCGAGAGGTCTATTAGCAGTTCAAACAAGAAACATGGAGTCTATGCGCTCTTTCTGGAGGTCTGTTAAGGAAAAGATGGAACAAGACCCGCACTTCATTCCTGTCATGGGAATCGAAGCGGAGAACGGTAAAGGGGCTGTTGAATGGATTAAGTTCATGGACAGTTTGAAGGAGATGGATTACGTTTCAGTCAAGGATGATTTACGGGATAGGATTTCAGCATTCTATGGAGTCAGTAAAGTATTTATGGCTGATAATACTACAAGTGGTGGATTAAACAACGAAGGTATGCAGATTCTTGTTACAAATAGAGCAGTTCAAATGGCTCAGAATGTATATAACAATTATGTATTTCCGTTTTTGGTTAAACAGTTTGGAATTACAGATTGGGATTTAAAACTACCACCAAGCGAAGAAGAAGATGAAATTGCAGTATTGCGTAAAAGAGAAATTGAAGTCAATATTGCAGCATCAATTAAGAATTTAGGATTTGAAATTGAAATGGATGAGGATGGTCAATTTACTTATACTAAACCTGAGCCTAAAGAAGAACAATCAGAAAAAGGTGAAGATATGATAGAAAATGACCCATTAGCAGGTTCTAATTTAGACCAAAGGGATTTAGATGAACAAGCAAGACAATTTGCTCAAGGTGGAGGAAAACCACAAGAAAACCCACCTGCTACAAGAAATAAACCATCAATGAGCGTTGGTCCAGATAAAAGATTACAAGGATTACCTCAAGATGCAGGGAATCAAAACGTAGATAGAAGAAGTGAAAGGAGAGTTGGATAATATGAGCGAAGATAGTAAGCAAAAAGAAATTAGGCTAAGAAAAGAATTAGCAAAGGTAAAGGCGCAAAATGCAAGTGAATCAAGAAAGATTACAAAGAACCGTGATTTTTCTGTTGGTGGCATTCCACCAGATACTACGCATAAGCGAACAAATACATCAAATGATGTTCCCGATGCTATTCTTTTGCCATCAAAGCGAAGAGGAAAGAAAGAAAACATTCCATTTTGAGGCGATTCTAAATGATGCATCGTATTATTCTTAAAGGCGCAGATGATGACATTTTTATGATGTTATCAATGATGCACGATGATATGATTAGTAAAATTCTTAAAGCAAAATTTACTGCCGAAGAAGCATTATCAAAGAAGAATAAAGATGCTGCCGTTAAAGAACTAGGAAAACTTTTAGATACAAGAGTTCTTGAAGAAAAAGATGAAGATGGAAAATTAACTGGCAAAATTATTATCGCTAAAGAAGGCGGTATTAGATTAAGAAATTTCATCAAAGAAAAGAAACCTTTGTTTAATAGAGAATTATTTTCAAGGGAGTATATGGGAGATAAACCTGCTCCTGAAGAAGATGATAAAAAAGAAAAATTGCCTTCTGTTCAGCAACAAAGAACAGAATTCTTAACTAAGTATAAAACTCTTGATAAGTTTAAAGAAGCCTTTGCAAAAATAAAAACCTTCAATGAAACATTTATGAATAAGAAAACGGGAACTTATAAAAATAAATACTTTGATGATAAAGTAATTCAAGTTCCTGAAAATTTTGATATGTCAAAAATAGAAAATCAAATTAAAAGATTAGATAATAAATATGGTAAGGAAATTGAAAGAATTGGAATTAAATTAGGGGGCAAATATCCTGAAGTAAGAGAAGGAACTACTCCCGAAATGGAAAAAGAATTTGATAAGGCATCGAAAGACTATCAAGAAGGTATTAAGAAAATTACTGATAAAATTGACAAATTAAAGAATAAGACAAAAGATGAAACGATACAAATTCTTAATGACAAGTTTAAAGCAGATGTTAAAGATTATAGACAAAAAGTGAAATCATTTGCTCCTTTTATTCAAGATGGAAAGCCCATTAAAGGATTAGCAAAATTAATTAAAGACGCTCCTAGTAAGTTAAAAGAAATGAAAGCGGCTGATAAGAAAGTAGCAGAACAACTAGAAAGTTCTGACCCCTTGTTAAATCACCTAAACAGAAAAACTAAAACAAAAAAAGTAACACTTTCTAGGTTTAAAAATGAAAATAACTTCGATGTATTTATGAGCGATTTAAGAAGAGTTTTGGCTATGATTCTAAACTCTTTCGGAACAGACTACAAAAGAGAAGTTAATGAAATCATTCAAAAAATTAATGATTCTTTAAAGAATGAAATGGCTAGGCTTAAGGATAGAAAGTCTGATGATGCTATTCGAGCATTAGATGAAAGAGAAGAACTTGCAGGAGTTTTAAATACTTTCTATAAAGATTTAAACCGTATGCTTAGAGAACTAAGTTCAAAATCTGGAATTGTTAAGTTCTTTACAGATAATCCTATTTCTAAACAAACTTTAATTCGTTTAATTCAAGAAAGTGGTGAGGATGAAGAATACTTGAATTATACTGTTCCTAGAAAAGACAAAGCCGATAAATTACAAAAACTTCCCAGACCAATTGACCCTCCTTCTCAAATAGAACAAATCAAATCTAAATTAACTAAACAAAATATTTCTAAGATAGTTAAGGTTTTAGTTGAAGCAAGAATCAGCCCTAGTGGTTTTTATTCAGATAAGCAAGTATCTGCTATTAAAGCAAATGTAAAGGAATATACAAAAGAATTGACTGATATTGCGGTGCAAATAGAAAATAGCATCAATAGAACGGAAAAAGAAATAAAGGGAGATTCAAATCAATTTAAGCGTTCTATTAGCAAAATTAAAACTGCAACAGAAGCAATTGACTTAGACTCTTTAGATAACATAAAGGCAAAAGAGTTTAGTGATGCATTGAATGAAATAAATGATGAATATCAAGAATTTGTAGATTCCTTTGAGTTTAGTAAATTAGAGTCTTTAGCAAGAATGGCTAGAGAAAGAATGACAACACCACCAAGCCCTAAATCCAGAAAAGAAAAACCTGAAGAAGAAGAAGAATTTATGTTTGATTTTGATAAACTTTTGGAGCAATCAGAAAGATTCAAGAGAGTCTATGAAAGAGGCATGAAAAAGGCAGGTCTTGAAGAACAATTAAAAGAGGCTAAAGAAAATATTAATCAACTAAGCCGAGCAATTATGAAATTAGTGGGCGCTAAAAATAAATTAGAAGAAAAAGAAGAAAAACTCGCTGAATCTTCAGAAATGCAAAGTCAGATAATGAGCGATGACTTTAAGCAATTCTTAAATTCTATTTCTGAAGAAACCAGAAACCTACAAGAATTAGAGAAAGACTTCATTAATCATTTGAAGCAAATAGCGAAAATTGAAGCAGTATTGGAAAATAAAGAATATGCCAAAGCATTAGCAATAGCATCATATAGATATGGTAAGAATCTTGAAACAGAAGAAATTAATAGATTAAAGGATGCAATTAAAACAACAAGAAATATAATGAGAAGGAGAGAAATAAGATGACATGGGATTTTTACAATACAGGAGAAGAATTCGTCCTCAAAGAAAAGACAGTAGCAAAGAATCTACTAGATACATTAAGTCCTAAAGAAAGAAAGTTATTGAAAAAGAAAGTTCAAGCGGCATCACCGACTGAATTTTTTGGACAAGACTTTACTAAATTAGGAGAACTTATTGAGTCTTTAAGAGAAATCAATTTTATTAAAACAGATGACAAGTTAAAAAAGAAAATGAAATCAATGGATGAAAGGAATATTGATATAGTTGCCACAGCATCCAAACTTCGTAAGGAGTATGAGTTGCTCTATCGTCAATTGCGAGATTTAGTTTATCCACCAAAAAAAGGAGAGAAAAAAGATGACAGAAAAGAATGAAGTTAGTAATGATATTTTGGCTATATTAAAAGCCTTAACGGATAAGATTGAATCATTAGAGAGAACAGTTTATGCAAAGGATAATTTGCTTATGAAATCTGGTCTTGTTGTTTCAGAAAGCCCTACTCCATCAATGGATAATAAGATTGCTTCACCTGTTGGTGATGTAGCAAACATGGAATGGTCTGAAATTCATAAAATGGTAGAAAAGGTAGGAGGGCAGTAATATGACAGAAGATTGGAAGCAAGTATTAAAGGCGATAAATATTGGACAAAGGCAAGAAGAGGCTAGACAAAATACTCAGCAAATAGTAGATAAATTAATTGCTGAAACTAAATATACTCAAAGAATAGATAAAAGACTAGATAAGTTAGTGGCTAAAAACCAAAATGCAAAGGAATATAGATTAAAGATACCAATTTTAGCAATATTAACACAAAAATTTAAGTTTAGAGGGCAACCTGAAAGTATTAAACCTATGCTAGAACAAAAATTAGCAGAAGAATATGATGTTGAACAGGTCGAGATTAAAGGTAGAGAAATAATATTCAAACGGCCAAAGAATACTGGCGGAACTGAAACGGAGTGATTATTATGCCCGAAAAAGTAACAAAAGAAGAAAAAATCGTAGATTTAGCAATAGCGAAAGCAAGAAAGACAATTGAAACATTAAGGGAATCTACACAAGTTATTCCTTATGATTCGACAGTAGAAGTTCAAAAGATTAAGCGACCTAAAGTTCAAGATGCTTCAAAGATTACAAATCAAACTCAAGAAAAAGAAGGTTATGGTTTAGCAGGAGAATCTTTAAAGAAGTCAATGGTTCTAAAATTTGATGATGAAATGGCATTAAGCGGAGAAAATGTAAGAGAACCCTCAAGTCTCGCTCCTAGATTTGTTGGGCCTCATTTTTCAATTAATTTAAAAAGAGAAGAAATCGAAAAAGTTTTAAAAGAGTTTAATAAAAAATATCCAAACGTAAGATTGTATAGAGTAACAAATGGTGATGAATATATTAGTGCGTTTGTTAATCTAGCAGCATATTTATATCCTAAAAATGTTGGTAGAACATTTAGCAATATTGGAGAGAGCCAATTCAAGAAAAAGTGATAATTCATGCCTCTTCTTATTGAAAAGGATAAAGATTCTTCCGAAGAGATTATACGTCTTTTTGAGAAAACAAGAGTCGCTTATCTATCTGCTCGCACCGACCCCAAAGAATATGGGAATAGGTGGCGTAAAGCAATTGATGACATTAGAGAAATCTATGAGCAATTGAATGAACTTAGTAAAGAAATGAAAAAGTTTGTTCAAGAAAATGAATTAGAAAACAAAGAAGCAAAAGACCCTACAAGTAATATCGCTGAAAAGATTTACAACGGTATTAAAGAAATGCGATTCAGTTCTGATTTGATTTCAGACCCATTCGCAAGAAAATACAAAGGGAATGTTCTTGAAGGATTACTCTCTTCTCCAGAAACAATGGTTAAATTTGTTCACTATGCTTTAAGAAATAATGATAAAGCACTTCCAAAAGAAGTTTGGAGCATTAAAGATATGGAAGCCGATACGATAACTGATGGGTTGGAAGGACTCGACCTAGATGAAGAGGACATCCCCCTCTATATTATCGAACAGTATGGCGACGATAAAGACTCAAAAAAGGTAGAAAGCAAAGTTAAGGCTGCCTTAGAGATATTAGAAACGTTATTTTTCTCCAAATACTCAAAAGAAGATTTAAAGGACTTGAAGGAAATTGATGGCATTGAAAAGTCTGAGCAAAAATCTAAAAGCGATTTTATTACTCCGAACAAACCAATGTATAGAATCTTTGATATTGATGACATGAATGAATTAAAAGGCTTCTCAGGAAATTACCTCGTTCAAGAAAAGTATGATGGTATGAGAATACAGATTCATAAGATTGATGGTAATGTTCGCATCTATTCATATAATGAAAAAGATATTTCCGAAAAGTGTAAAGAACAAGTTGAAGAACTCAAAAAGAAAAAGTATGGAGATTGCATTCTCGATGCTGAATTAATTTTGTTTGATGGCGATGAAGCACTACATCGTGCTGATACTGTTGCTCATGTATTTAAGAATAAATACCCCGATGCTAAGTTAAGAGCGCACGTTTTTGACATTATGCGACACAATGAACAAGAATTAGTAGAAGAAGAACTTGATAATCGAATCAATACTTTATTTAACAACTATTCAATGCATTCAACAGAAGCAATTGCATTTCCATCAAAGAAAGATACAAGAACTGCTGATAACTTGAAGGATGTGGAAGAGTATGCGAAAGAGATTATGGATATGCCTACATCCGAAGGTGTAGTTATCAAAGATATGACCTCGACGTATTACATAGGCACAAGAAAGAATCCTAAGTGGATTAAGTGGAAAAAGTTTGTTGATTTGGATTTAATTGTCCTTGATAAGAAAACTACAAAATCAAATCTAAATTCATATACTTTAGGAGCAGGGCCAGTTGAAGGAGAAGGAAAGTTTTATTCTGAAATTGAAGGTAAAACTTACATGGATGTTGGTAAGGCATTGAATACCAAAATAGATGTAGATATTGGTGATATTGTTAGAGTTAAGGTTGATGAAGTTAAAAAGAATGGAGATAGATATACTTTGTTTTCTGCAAAGGTTATTGAAGTTCCCGAAGTTGAATATCCTGATAAAATCGTTACATTAGAAATGCTCTCACAAGATACTAAGAAATCATTAAATTATGATGTTAAGGCATTAGAAAAAGGAATGATTGTTACAGACCATATTCATGGAGAAACTAATGTAATTATTAAATCTGATTTTGATGGCTTTACTATTTATGGTTTTGAAGAAAGTAATCTCATGTCTAAGAACGCATTGATTGATATTGATATGTGGAAAGCACAAGCCGAAGAAATTATGAAAACTAAGCAATCAAAATTAACTCAAATTGGTTTCAATTACCTAAAAGAAAATGGTTCTAAAACGCCAAAGGAATTACACAATTTCTTAGTTAAGAATCATAAATCTATTTATGAAGATATTTTGGAAAGTAAATTAAATAGAGTCAAAGATTGGTTTGAACAAAGAGATGGTATCTCTTTTGATATGAAAACTAAGAAACTCTTTGCTGATGATGATAAAGTTATTAAAGAACCAACAGTATTGAAAGCATATAAAACTCCAGAAGAATATCGTAAAGGTGATTTTAAGATTTACTTAAGAGAAGATGATAATTTAAACTTTACAATATCTGTTGGTGGAGAAACAATGCATTGGTTTATTGAACTTAATGAAGAGGATAATATCTTTGATTTATTTGGAAAAGCAGGTAAATATCCTGCGGAAGTTTCAAAGAATGTTTCTAAGGATAAGGTAATTGATTCTGGTAAAATTGAATTAGGATTACAAAGACACGGTTATCACGAATATTTCTTAGAAGGAAATAAGTTTGAAACAAAATTACACATTAGAGTATTACCTGTAAAGGATAAGAAAATGTGGCTTGCATGGACTGGATTCAAACAAACCCCTGCTGATAAGGATAATGATGAAGGAATCTGGAACATCTATGAGGATAGGTTTAACGAATTAACCATACCACAAGAGTAAAACCGAGTCTATTATATACTGAACTGAATTACAAGGAGTTGAAGGACATGAGCATCAGTATCATGGCAACAAGACATGATGAGTTTAACATTATCAAAAGCGATGAACTGATGATTGGTGGATATGCAAGCATTGAAATTGTAGATAAGCAAAATGATTTAATAACCTTAAAAGCATTAAATGAAGCCGTTAAAAAGTTCATGGAAAAGCCTGAATATAGAAATGTAATGACAAATCATTCAAATGTTCAAGTCGGAGAAGTAGTAGATTCATATAGAGATAAAACAGGGAGATTGTGGAAAACAGAAGTAGATGATGTTGGATTCTTTGTTGTAATCAAATTAAGAGATGATATAGAAAAAGCCAAAGAAGTTGGTCGAGGAATTCGCAAAGGGTCGTTAAGGTCATTTAGCATTGGAGGACAAGCGTTACAGAAATCTAAGAAGAAACATTCAGAAATGGGTGAATACAACGAGATAAGTAAATTAGAACTGCACGAAGTAACAATATGCGAAAAAGGAATTAACCCCGAAGCGAGATTCGATATTTTAAAACAAGATAAAGGAGAAAAAAATATGTCAGAAAAATTAGCGAAAGCATTAGAAGAATTAGACGCATTGATGGAAGAAGTCAATACGTTGAGAAAGGAAGAAGAAGAACAAATGGAAGATGAAAAAGCCATGAATCCAAGAGCAACAGAAATGATGGACGATGAAAAGGCTGATGATTCTGAAATGATGGAAATGGCCGATGAAGAAATGATGGAAGATGAAAAGGGAATGGGCGAATATGCAGATTATGAATCTGCTGATAAGGCTTATCTTCGCACATTAGATGGTGCAGGTAATCAAATCGGTGAACCTGCTGATAGAATCGTTATCAACAATGGTCGCCCAACATCTTCTGATATGCCTGTTGTTAAGGCATTCGACAACGATGAATTAGATACACTTGATTTGTCTGTTGGTAACATTGAGAAGGCTTACGAGGCTTTCCGTCAAGAACAACTTGAAAAGTTGGCTTATGACAACTTGCAAAAGTCCTTTGAAGCACGTTTCGCAAGAGAAAAGGCTTCAAGAGAAAACATTCTCGCAAAGTCTCAATATGATGCACAAAGCGAGATTGCATCCCTTAAGGATGAATTTACACAATTAAGAAAGTCTTTGACGGCTGAAAAGGAAACAATCCTAAAGGCTCAAGAAGAGGCAAGAATTGAACTCCCAAGTATTGATGATTTGGCTGAAATGGATTGGTCGGATATTCATAAGATGGTTGGAGGTTATTAAGATGGTTGGATATATTAACACTATTGCAGATTTAGAAGCACAAACATACGGAACAAGCACTTTTGCTGGTAATTCTTTACTAAAGCAAGCAGGAATGGTTGGTGGCATTCATACAGGACATGATGGTGGCCCTGCATTTAGCGGTTCAGCCGTTTCTGATGTTTCAGCATTATACAACGTCGTTTATGGACAAAAGGTTTGGTCTATGTTAAACCGTGAAGTTAATGCATTATCAATGATTTCAAAGCGACCATACTCTTCTAGCGGTTGGAGAGTATTAAAGTCAAGACCTGCGGGTGGAAGCGGTAATCTATTTACTGTTGATGCTTCGGGAACTGCTTCTTTAGGAGAATTAGGTTCTGATGACCCAAGAGCAGACTTAATTGGTGGTGTTCCTGAAAATGCAGCATTATCAACTGCGGCTGACGGTTTAGGCCCAATTGCACCAACATATGCTCAATTAAACATGAGTCCAAAGGTTATTGCACATCAATTCGATTTCAGCGAATTGGCTATGGAAATGGCTCAGATTGATGATGGTATTGGCGATATTAGAGCGCAAATGCGTGAAGATATGGGCAAGCACCACGCAGAAGTTCAAAATAAGATGTTAGTTATGCCTTTGGAGCATTTCGGTGAATCTGCTGCTATGCCTAACATTACTAACAATTATACCTCATTAAACAAGGTTATCTCTTCAAGAGCAGAATTGTTGGCTATTGATGGTGGAGTTATCGCTACTGATACTACTTCTGCTTCTAACGCATTAGGACAAATTTACGGAAGTGAGCGATTTACTGCCGCATCTTTCCTAGATTCTGAAGTTGATTTTGGTTCGGGATATGCTTCGGGAGATGTTCGTTCTTTGACTTTAACTCGTCTAAATGACATGATTAGAAACCTAAGACTTGCGGGTGGTTCACCAAAGGTTATTTTAACTGGATATGATACCATTCAAGCACTTGCTGACCTATTGCAAAGCCAAGAGCGATTTATGGACAGAAAGGAGATTGTTCCTACTGTAAATGGTGTTCGTGGAACAAAAGGTCAAGAAGTTGGATTTAGAGTTGCAACATACTATGATATTCCATTGATTCCTGTTAAGGACATGGCTACAACGGGTAATGCAACAACAAAGTTATCTGACCTATTATTCCTCGATACTGACCATCTATGGCTTTCTGTTATGAAGCCTACTCAATACTTTGAGGATGGTATTGCGAATGGAAACCCATTTGGCGTTGGAACGCTCGGAAACCGAGCATTATATCGAACAATTGGTGAAGTCGGATGTTCCTTCTTTAAGGGTCAAGGTAAGATTACTAACATTCAATGAGGAAAGGAAAAGAAAAAGGAGATGATTTATTATGGCTTTTACAACAACAATTGAAAACGAATTTGTGATAGGAAACTTAAAGGTGTTCTTTGGAACATATACGAATGATAGCAGTAGCACAGGAGGAAACATTTCTTTCCCCAATACTGCTACTATTCATCATGTTCAACTACAACCAAAAGGTTCGTCTGTTTCAGCGAATCAACCAGTAGTTAATGAAACAATGCCTTTAGCAGAAGCAGATGATGGAACAGCCGCAGGTGTTCAAGTAGATGTAACAATTGTTACATCTGCTAACGAAGTTGGAACATTCTTTGCAATTGGTCAATGAGGTGTTTTAATTGACACATACAGTTACATTGTTAGCCGACCATAAGGGTTATACTAGACCTAGAGTTATGGGCGACGAATACATGGTTGATGCATCAATTGATATTAGTTCTTATACTGCTAATGGTGAAGTTATTACTGCTTCTTCATTAGGATTAAGTAGGATTAATCGAGCGATGATTGTAGAAATTGGCGGTGGACAGACCCAATTTAGTTTTAATCTTGTTACGGGTGCAGATACTAAAAACAATCTGTATTTAGAGGTTAATAAAGAAAATGATTCAACAGGTGTTGAAGCGGCATTAGCAGGGTCAAATACAGAATTAGACGGAACTCCTATTATCATTAGGGCATACGGTCTTATTTGAGGTGAGCCAAATGGTTACTGTTAAATTGACAGAAAGGAGTCAATTAGGCAGTAGGTTTGTTATTGAAGGATTAGAAGGGAGGACTGAGATTACTCGGAATGATTCTGCTTCTATTCCTTTACGCAGGGCTATTGTGGCTTTATCTGATGAAAACTTAATGTTTGAGTTTGATGAATCTGATAGAGAAGATTTGCTTAATCTTCCTGAGAAACTTTTGGCAATTGGCCTAAAGGAAGTCGGAAAAGAAATCGGAACTGCACAAGATTTGTGTGATATTCTTCTTCCTAAGAAAGAAACGCCTAAGCCTAAAAGCAAACCTAAGCCAAAAAAAACTTCAACAACGGCTAAAAAGTCTGCTTTAAGTGAAGATTGAAACCGAAGTGTTAAGTAGGGAATCCTCCCTGCTCGTATTGAAGGTGATACTATGCCAAATCAAGTATGTCGTTCAAGTGGTGTTTTAGGCTCAAGTGCAATTGTTAATAGAGAACAATCTCTATTGATTAGCATTCATGCGAATTTAATTATTGCGGGTAATGCTTTAGTTACAGTTAAAGTATTTGATGGAACAAGTGCAAGTGGAACAGAAGTAGCAAGGATTACTCATTCTGTAACAGGACATTATAACATTGAATACGATATGCATGGAGTATTGTGTAGAAACGGCATTTTTATAGAAATTACTGAAGCAGGTTCTTCAACGGCAGAAGTTTCTGTCGAATTCGCTTGAGGTGATACAATGCCAGCATTAAATACAGATACTCGCTTAGTTATGACTATTCTCTTTGTTGGAACAGTAAGCGGAGCAAATGTTTTCTTTTATGCAACTTATGGAACTACTTTCCCATACACTCCTTTAGCACATTCTGTTCTCTTTGGTTTAATTACTGTTGGAACAATCATGGTTATGAAAGCCCTCTTTGATATTTCACTTAACGATAAGATTGAATTATGGTTATTAGACCGTAAGATTAGTGCTTATTGGGCTAGAATGGCAAGAGATGAAGAACAAAGAAAGAAACTTCAAGATACTGCTAAATCATACAATCTTTCTCCCTATACGGGATTAGCACCTATGGCACAGTCTTATGAATCAGAAAATACAGTTTCTTCTGATTTTTTGACTACGCTACAATAGGTGAGTAAATGGTTGTATCAGACTGGTTAGGCTTTTCTGATTCAGATTATGCCTACAATGCACAAAGAGCGCATTCAGCAGACATTCTCTTTTTGAAAATGAGAATGTGGTTTTGGGCTACTTGCGCTACGCTTTCAGCATTTTTAATTGGAAACATCATGGGTGTTTTCGATATTAATGTGATGGGTTGGTTATTTGATAACCTTCTCGGTGGGTGGGGTCATTAATGTCATTAATGACAGGCTTTGCTATTTTAGTCGGAGAAGCAATATTAGGTTTTTACAAAAAAGTTCATGCAATTAATTTTGGAGTATATGGTGCAACAATGGTTGGTAAAACTACATTACATCATCAATTAAGAACAAGAGGTGAAGTTCCAACAATACAAAAAAGAACTGTTGGTCGTCATCGAGCAACACGAAAATCTATTAAATTAGATGGACAAATGAATACTCTTAGAACATCAGATATAGGCGGAGAAGCAATATACTGGAAAGAATGGGCTAAAGATATGCGTATTAGAAAAGTCAAATATGTTATCTTTATGATTGACCATAGGCATTTAGATAAAGGCGGTAATTTAGACCATCAAGTAGCGTGGAAATTCTTAGTTGATACAATTACAAGTGATAGATGGCCTAATGGTAAAAAGAAAAAAGAAGCAGATTATCCAATGGCAGTTTCTATTTGGGCAAACAAATATGATATTTGGGGAGATAAATACAAGAGCGATGCACCGATTGACAAACATCCAATTTTTGAACCCTTTAAATACGGTATGCAAAAACTAAATGATGTGGGAATACCGACGCACAAATATATTGTATCAGCGAAATCAGAACCCGAAGCAGTTTATCAAGGAATATTTACAATGATTAAGGACTATTGATTATTATGTGGTATGAAATCCTTAAAAAACTTAGGAGATTTACATTATCAGAATCTAGTAAAATATATAATATACCAGAATTAGCAGGTTACAGACCTCCAATTAGTAATAAACCTGCGGGAGTTTGGTATTCTTTTACATTAGGAAGAGGGGGATGGCTACATAGAACTCTATATGAGTATGGTTGGATTAAAAAATATAAATACATTTTAGAATTAGATATTTCAAATCTTAAGATTTTAAAAATAAATAACGAAAAACAATTAGAAGAGTTTGACAAAAAATACGGAGTAGATTCTAAAGAGTTCGGAAGAGCAATAAGATGGGATAAGAGTCCATTTAGACCAGAATTACCTGCCGTTAAAGAAGATTATGATGGGATAGAAATTAGAAATATTGATTTCAATTGGCACAAATTAGATTGGGTAGATGGTTGGGATTTAGATTCTGGATGTATTTGGAAAACAAATGGTATAAAAGTCATTAAAGTAAAAGAAGTAGAAAAACGTCATTCAGATGAGCAAGATAAATTTCGTAGAGAAACTAGGGAAATGTTTGAATAAAGAGGCGAGTAATTATGTATCAGAACAACATTATACAGCAAGTAGGAACAAATGGCGCACCTGTCGGAAATACTGTTAATCAGAATTTACCGAATAGATTCTTGCCTAAATTACAACAAGCAAGAGCAAGTGGGCCAATAGAAGAATATAAGTTTGATAACTTCAAACCAAAAAAGAGACTAAAAGAATTAAGAAAGGTATTACTACCAGAAAAGAAGAAGTTTATTTTTGTAAAATTCGGATATAAATTTAATCTCAAAGAAAGATGTGTAGTTTGTGGTATGCATCATATTTGGGAAGCAGGGGATTATCTACGACCTCCTATTCCATTAGATAGAGTAGAACGTGGAAGGCCATTAAGAGGAACTTATTGCCCTAAACACGCTGCTCATCATAAACAATTTGAAATGCTACAACAAGAGATTATTGCAGATGAGCATGGATTAGATTTCAAAAGATTTATTCCTACTCCAAAAATGCCTAAAATGATGAAAACAGGGCCAATTTATAATCTGACTAATGAAGATATTGTTGCCCTCTCATCAGTCGGATATGTTATAAAGCCTCCAACCGTATCACAGGATGAGTCGAAGGAGAGCGAAGTATTGCGCTTAACATCGGAGTTAAAAACGATTAGCCAAAGACTTGATGTATTACTAAAAATTAAGGAGGAATAAACATGGGAATGTTCGGAACAAGTAATGGAACTGTATTAAATGCAGTTCAGCAACAATCAGATGCGAATTTTAAAACAGTCAATAACTTACTATCACTACAAGAAAATCACGTTGAAGAGTTCTTTCAGTATCACGGAGAACTTTTCTTAGCATCACTTGAAAAGTTAATGGAAGATGTTATTGAAAGAGTAATGAGTCAAATGCTAGGAAAGTTAGCATTTGTTCAAGACTCTACAACAAATAGAATGAAAATTGATTCAGATGCTATGCGAGAGTTTGAACGCATCACACAAGAAAATATTGATTTAGATTTAAAGAACCTTTTAGATACTGCAATTAATACAGAAATTATCAATCAGCGAAAACTTGCAAAACAGCAATACCTAGAATCTCAAGGGTTCTCGGCTGGTGCAGGACAAATTTCAGCAGGGGCAGCATTAGCGAATGTAACAGGAAATACGCAGCAATTTAATCAAATGAATCATGCTATGAACAATGGTTCAGGTTATCCTGTTCCTCCAAATGGAACAGATGGTTATGGTCGCCCATATTGGATTGACCCACAAACAGGACAAATGAGTTATGAACCACCTTCAAGTGGTTTAGGATTAGGTGGAGCAATTCAAAAAACTGCGGCATGGGCTAAGTGGTTAATGTGAGCGATAAAGACCAATCCTACTCTATTATCTTAGATGATGGAAGTAGGCAAAAAATTGATAGAAAGTTTCTATTAGATAACTTTTTTAATTTTTTGTTTTATCGTGAACAGAAGGCAGAAGCAACAAAAAATAAAATTGAAGAGGGTTCTAAAGATAAATATTTTAGAAACCGAGAACTTAAAGAATTTTTAACAAGGGCTAAAAATACTGGTCGTTTTACTAGAGAAGAAAAGAAAAAATATCGCAATTTCTTAAAAGATACTCTTGAAGAATTACTTAAAGATAAAACATTAAGTAAAAGAAGAATCAAGAATAGCGGTATTCCTGCGGATATTAAAGAATTTATTCAAGATGAACCTTTAGAGAAATTATTAGATGATAATTTTATTTTTAAGATTACTCCTATTCAAAGAAAATTAACTTCAGAAGGAGAAGTTCCTAGAGGCTCAATGCCTAAAGCGGAACGAGAAAGATTACAGTTATTGGCTGATGGTCTTGGAGATGATTTAGAAAAGTATGTTTTGGAAGGATTAAAGTTTGCTCCTAACAAAATTACTTTTGATGGTTCTCTTATTTCTGGTAATTTAAATAAAAAAGAAAGACTGGATAAAGTAGTTGGGGTTTTTAATCAAGATGACCCTAAAAAGGATAAAAGAACTGGTAAGTTCTTTAACTTTTTTACAGGAAACATAGCGTCGGGTCAAGTAGAAAGTAAAACAATACAATCTGATGTTTCTGATGAAGATGAAATTGATGAAAACGAAGCCTTAACGGAAATTAATGTAATTCTTAAAAAACAAATGCAGGGTCTTAAATTATTATCACCATCGCAGATAGATTTAGAAAACCCAGTAAGTAGAGAAAATAATATATATTCAAAATATTTAGATGCTTTAGAAGAAGATAATTTTACTATTATGATTGAAGATGAATTTCTAATGCCACTACATACTAGATTAATAGTAAGGAAGAAAGAGGAATTTAAAGAGGAATTAAAAACTTTACAAAGAATGTCGGATGATGATATTACTTCGGAACAAAGAGATAGAATGAGAACATTAGAAAATTTAGTTGATAAATCTCAAAAATATGAAGAATGGAAAGATGAATATTCTGTGGAAATTGAAGTATTTATAAAAAATGTTAGGGAATATTTTGGAAGTATGATTAACAGACTATTTAACATGAGCAAACTTGAACAAGAAATGGATGAAGCATCTGGGCCATTACAAGCAACAAATCCTGATGGAACTCCAATTCCCTATGAAGAAATTCCCGAAGAAGATAAAGAAAAATATCATTTGGCTAAACATAAGTTTCTTGGAATAAGACAATTTCTTAGTAAAATAAAACTGCCTAGCAGGTCAAGTGCTATAATTAAAGAAAAAATTGCAGAATTTATTGAAACCTTTGATGACATTCAAGAAAGAATAACAACATTATATAAAGATGGGCATACTGGTATTGATGGAAACGATACTACTTTAGGTAGAATATTTGAAAGGGTTAAAGGCAGAACAAATGTTTCCGATGATGATAAGGAATATATTGCTAAGGAAATTATCAATTGGAACAAACAAAAATTAGGCGATATTCTTAATGACTTAGATAAAGTTGTTCAAATAACTTTTGACCTTAACAAGAAAAAAGTTAGTGCCGCAGTTGTTAAAAGATACAATGTTACAATGGGTCAAAGATTAGCAACAAGTTCAAGAACTAATTTTGCTACAAGTGAAACAACAATTCCATTACCATTATTGACAAAATTCAATTCTATGATTAATTTATTCCGAGCAAACTTAAGAAGAGCAAAAAGAACATTGAGGTGATATTATGGGAACAGTTCGCTCGCCAAGCGATTATACATCAATTAACGTAGACTATTCAACAGGTAATGGTTTTTACACAGATAAAGGAGCAGTTGCCGATTTACTTCAAGTTTCAGCATTTTCTTCCACCACAAACCCCTCCCAATCACAGGTGGGTTCAATCATAAAGTATGTGGAGGGCATGATTGATGACAAGGCTAAGAGGTCGTATCGCCCGATTATTACTCAACATGAGTATCATAACTTTGAATTCATCAGACATCCTGCTAGAGCATATTATGGGGGATATGTCGGATATATTCAACTTTCGATGATGAAGGTTAGAAAGATTGTTTCACTTCAAGTGTGGCAAGGAAGCAGTTATATTGAATTAGCATCTGCTCAAGCGAAGATTGAATTACTTGATAATTATAGAGATATTTATTCAGTTACCTTACAATTACCAAATAGCGGAACAGAATTTGAAATGCTTTCAGAAGATACTGGTTCATTACAAAACTCAGAATTCAACGTATCTTTTGGAGAAAAGACAACTGCTAATGAATTAGTTGCTTTAATCAATGAACAGTTTCCATCACCAACTGCACAATTTACAGGAGCAACAGAAGCAAAAGAATTGCAAGTTAGTAGTAGAAATATTTCTGATTTCTTTTATGCACAGAAGAATACAGAAAATTCAAAGGAAGTATTTATTTCTTCACTATTGGCTGGAGAAGATGGTTCTGATTGCACAATTAAAGTTAAAACTCAACAAACTTGCTCAACATCAGGAGCAACAACGAATTTAACTGTTGCAGATTCTAGCAAATTAGTTGTAGGAATGGCAGTTGCAGGAACAAATATTAATTCTTCATCTACTATTAGTTCTATTACTAATTCAACAACCGTTGTTCTAAGTCATGCTACAACTGGTTCTGTAAGTGGAACTGTTACATTTACTGCAACAAATACTGCAATACCAACCGTTTGTAATATTACAAGATTTACAGATAAACAAGACTTAAAAAGACTAGGTTCTTTTTGGAATATTGGAGAAGAAGGTAAAATTTTCTTCTTACAAGATTATCCTTATCATACTCAAAACTCAATTATTGTTTCTTATATTGCAGGAGATAATCGAGTTCCATCTGCAATTCACGAAGCAGCCACAAAACTTGTTGCGGCAGAAATTTTAAGACATGATGACCAAACTATTCTTATTGCTGAAACAGGAGGAAATATATCACTTAAAGAAAAGTATGATATATTAAAGAAAGAGGCGATGGATATTTTATCTGGTAAATCAGACATTGTATATTTCTTAGGTTGATATTATGTTTGAAGATATTGAAATAACCACAAGGAAATTTCAAGAGTTTTTAAAAATAGAACAAGAAAGACAATTGGCTATGCAAGAGTTATCTCAAATTCTAGGCTATGATGTTACATTCAGTAAAGAAGAAATGATTAGAAACGCAAAAGAATCATTTGCAAAATATGTATCAAAGGAGGTATCGTTATTGATGAAGTCAGCCTTCTAATTGATTTAGTTTCTAGCAATTGGGTAAGTTCTGCTACAACATTACAAAGTGCGGGAACTATTTCAGCAGACCATGTAGCAACACCTAATTTTGTTGATGTTAGAACTTTAGATAAAGGAAAAGGTATGAGATACGATTTATCGTCTAAAGATGTTATTATCTTCTTTGAGGATAGTCAAAACATAGAATACCCTACTGTTCATTATGACGTTAGAAATGAAACATATGGATTTACTATGCATATTAGAACAATTCACGATGAAAGGGCTGGAACGGACTCAAATTTTGGCCGAGATAGGCTAAGGGCTTTATACTTGATTGCCCGTCATGCACTTGAGCGAGGTCGAAGAGGCTATACTGCAAGTGATGGTTCTAAATTCAATCAAATATTTGTAGGTTCAAGAAGCGAATCAAATGACCGAGCAAAGAGATTATTTGGATATAAATTAAGTATAGAAGCAAAAAGATTCGCATTAAGTATTCCCTAGTAAGTTTGTAGGAAAAGGGGGAGAAATAGCATGACAGCAGAAGATATATTTTTAGGAAGCCAAGCGAGTTTAACATTAGTTCCAGAAGTGGACTTATATATTCCAATAAATCATAGTAATAGCACAAGCACTTCTTTAGAAGCACATGACGATTGGGAAGCACATTTCTTAATGGTCAATAATCTTTATGTTGGTTGCATTGTTGAATTTTATGATGCAGATGCAACGGAAGGAACAACAACTGTTCAATCTACTCACGTTGTTACAAGTAATACTCATAATACTATTGTTATTTCCCCTGCCATTCCTTCTTCTATTACCTTAGCAGATGGCGATTTCATTCACATTAGAGGATATGGTGCGCCTTGTGTTGGTGAAAAGGCTACCAACACAAAAAGACTTAATGCTGATAATTGGTTAGGTATTCTTGAAAGTGCTACTTTCCCTAATTTAGAAGTCGAAATGAAACAAATGAATTTATCATTAGGTGGTTCAAGAAACTTTACTCACCAATACAAAGGTATTGAAACTGCATCGGGCGGTAATCTAGGATTAGTCGTTAATCATGGTGCATTCTTATATTATGCTTTAGGAAAATGCACAGAAATTACTGCAACTTTCCACGCTTATTCACCTACTGATAAGTTAAATGCTCATAGTGCTAATTCTTCACATGATGACAGAAGGCACGTATTTCTTGATACTA